CCCAGTTGCCCCAGTCGCACCAGTCGCACCTTCAGGACCAGTTGGGCCAGTCGCCCCAGTCGCGCCTGCTCCTGTTGCCCCAGTTGGGCCTGTTGCTCCCTCAATACCGGTCGCTCCGGTCGCACCCTCAATGCCGGTTGCTCCAGTCGCACCCTCAGGACCTGTTGGGCCAGTCGCTCCCTCAATGCCGGTTGCTCCAGTCGCACCCTCAGGACCTGTTGGGCCAGTCGCACCTTCAGGACCAGTTGGGCCAGTCGCTCCCTCAGGACCTGTTGGGCCAGTCGCACCTTCAGGACCAGTTGGGCCAGTCGCTCCCTCAGGGCCAGTTGGGCCAGTAGGACCAAAATCTCCAGTTTGGCCTGTAGCGCCAGTTGCTCCAACCAAACCTTCAGGACCAGTTGGGCCAGTCGGGCCTTCAGGACCAGTCGCGCCAGTAGGGCCACCAGCAGGTCCAGTAGGACCTTCAGGACCCGTAGCACCAGCGGGACCCTCAGGACCACTTGGACCTTCAGGACCAGTCGGGCCAGTAGGGCCACCAGCAGGTCCAGCAGGACCTTCAGGACCCGTAGCACCAGTGGGCCCCGTTGCACCAGTGGGACCACCAGCGGGACCAGTCGGGCCGGTAGGACCTGTAGCGCCCTCAGGACCCGTTGCTCCGGTAGGACCACCAGCGGGACCAGTAGCTCCCGTTGGGCCTTCAGGACCGGTGGCACCAATGCCTGTTGGGCCTTCAGGACCAGTAGCTCCCGTTGGGCCTTCAGGACCAGTAGCTCCCGTTGGGCCCTCGGGGCCAGTTGCACCAATGCCTGTTGGGCCCTCAGGACCAGTAGCTCCCGTTGGGCCCTCGGGGCCAGTTGCACCCTCAGGACCGGTAGCACCGGTAGCGCCTGTACCAGTCGCGCCGGTCGCGCCGGTCGCGCCAGTTGCGCCAGTTGCACCCTCAGGACCGGTAGCACCGGTAGCGCCAGTTGGACCTTCAGGACCAGTAGGACCACCGGCAGGACCAGTAGGGCCTTCAGGGCCTGTTGCCCCTGTTGCTCCGGTCGTTCCAACCCCAGTTGGACCTTCTACGCCGCGAACAATCCGTACCGTAATTTTAGTTCCAACCGCCGGATTACTTGCAAACGTAATGGTCCCACTATTTGTGCTTGAAATTGTATATGCCCCATCAGTTGGGCTGGGATTCATTATTGCCCCGTCAATAGTGACAATATAGGATGCTGCATCCGTTCCTAAATATCCATTGATTGGGCTAAATACGTTTGTAGACCCTGTTCCAGTAAACTCGGATAGTACACCTACTCCCGCTGCCCCTATCCCTGAAGGACCAGTAGCTCCTGTAGCTCCTGTGGCTCCTGTAGCCCCTGTGGCTCCTGTAGCCCCTGAAGGACCGGTCGCTCCAGTAAGTCCAGTCGCTCCAGTAGGGCCAACTGATCCCGTTAGTCCAGTAGCCCCAGTATCCCCAGTTGCCCCAGTAAGTCCTGTTTGCCCAGTAGGACCAGTAGGACCAACAGATCCAGTCAATCCAGTCGCTCCCGTTGGACCAATAACTCCTGTAGGACCAGTTGCTCCAGTAACGCCAGTAGCCCCTGTAGCCCCTGTTAACCCAGTCGCCCCCGTTTCACCTGTTAACCCAGTCGCCCCCGTAGCACCTGTTTCACCCGTCAGTCCAGTCGCTCCCGTAGCCCCCGTTAGTCCAGTTGCTCCTGTTAGTCCAGTAACCCCAGTCGCCCCAGTTAATCCGGTAGCCCCAGTTGCTCCAGTAGGACCCGTTGCACCTTGGAGTCCTGTGGTAACAATAGCCCAAATTAATTGGTGGTTATTAGCAAAATTGCTTGTTCCAGTTCCAGCAGAACTCACGAGAATCACTGGAATTACAATATAAGCGTTATTTCCTATAGTTGGAGTTCCATTAATTTCCCATTTTTGGAAGTTACTTGAATCACTCCGGTCTTGAATTACAAAAGTATCTCCATCCTTGTATAAGGAGAAGAATACATCAATATCATTTCCATTGTCATCAATATGAGAAAATGCAACTGCCGTAGCGTTAATTTGGGTAGCGTTATTCCACAGGATGTGACCATTTGATATTGGTCCAGTTGGAGGTAGTACTATAGTGGAAGTATCCGCCTGGTAATTAAATAATGAACTGCTTTGACCAGCAGGTCCCGTTGCGCCTGTTGGTCCCGTTGCCCCCGTTGCTCCCGCGCCAGTTGCTCCCGTTGCTCCCGTTGCTCCAGATGCGCCAGTCGCTCCCGTTGCGCCAGTCGCTCCCGTTGCTCCCGTTGCTCCCGCGCCAGTTGCTCCTGTTGCTCCCGTTGCACCTATTAGACCAGATGGACCTGTCGCGCCAATTCCTGTAGGGCCTGTTGCGCCTGTTAATCCCGTTGCTCCTGTTGCTCCTACGTCACCAGTCGCCCCTGTAAGCCCAGTTTGGCCTGTTGGGCCAGTGGGTCCAACTGAACCAGTTAATCCGGTAGCACCTGTTGGACCTATTACGCCAGTAGCACCAGTTGCACCAGTTGCGCCAGTTGCGCCAACACCCGTTGCTCCAGTCGCACCTGTTACTCCAGTGGCTCCAGTGGCTCCAGTAAGACCAGTGGCTCCAGTCGCCCCAGCACCCGTTGCTCCAGTTGCGCCAGTCGCGCCGGTCAATCCAGTAGCACCCGTTGTGCCCGTAGCGCCAGATGGTCCAGTCGCGCCAACGCCGGTTGCGCCAGTCGCGCCGGTCAATCCAGTAGCACCCGTTGTGCCCGTAGCGCCAGATGGTCCAGTTGCGCCAACGCCGGTCGCGCCGGTCGCGCCGGTCAATCCAGTAGCACCCGTTGTGCCCGTAGCCCCCGTAGCCCCTGTTAAGCCCGTTGCTCCTGTTAAGCCCGTTGCTCCTGTTAAGCCCGTTGCTCCGGTTGCGCCTGTAGCTCCTGTTAAGCCCGTTGCTCCGGTCGCGCCCGTAGGACCGGCTGCGCCTGTTGCCACCGTATACAATAGCGAGTTCCAAGCGCTGGAACCATCACCGAGCTTGCTCTTGCGCGTGTCCGTTTCATACCCGACCTCGCCGAGTGCTAACGTTGGGTTGGCAGCCGCCCAATTTGCAGCCGTATCTCTTCGAAGTTGAATCCTATCAGCCATAATATTTATGCGCCGCCTCCATTAAAGACAACTGGGAAACTCGTAGTATTTGCAAAACCGTTGTCAACAGTTCGCGGATATGATGTTGTTGTAGCGAACCCACCATCAAGGTCAGTCACTATAGGCCCAAAGCCACCGCCGTATTGAGCGGGAGTCTTAGATCTGCGTCTGACGTGAAACCGTATCATTAGTAGCCAACTCCTGGCATGATGTGAAGTGAACCGGCACCTGAAGGGGAAATGAATGCCACCGTGTTAGCATCAATTTCTTTGCTGACGGTTACCTGAGATGATGGAAATACCGGATAATCTGCAGTGGTTGCCGAAATTCCAGGCATCCCCACCCTGACGTATACCACCACACTACCGAGATTGGACAAACATACCGTTTCTGATAAAAACCCAAGAGTAATGTTCGCCGATGAAGCACCGGATGTTACGATCTGTCCGGCTGTGTACCTTGGTTCGAATGTTTTCTCAATAGCCATAAGATTATCCTACTCTGTACCATCTCTGCAACACAGGCTCAAATTTGAGCTTAAAAAATGAATTCGCAGCCAACGCCGTAGGTTGACCTGCAACGCTGCCGCCATTGGCGTTGGTCGTAAGAAGTGAGATTGCTTGTGTGCAACTAACCGTCAACTCTTGGCCCTCAACACAATTCGCTACAGCCGGTAGTACCAGCGTGCCAGCCGCGAGAGCCGTCGTCGGCGTAAGTACCAGCCATTGATTGGCCGATGAATCGAGAAAAGGAACGCTAAATCCGGTCGACGTCGGAGCTGCATAAACGGTCTGCGTGCTGCGAGTCGTAGAATTCTGATCTAACCACGTAAGAAACGTACTCGGGAGGCAACGGTGATCGACGCTGTTGACGTTAGTGGCTATCAACGTCGATGACGTGAACGTATCAAGTAGCGGTAAATTCTCGATAGCCATTTAAACGTTTTTAAAAATGAGGTTTCCGTTAGCTGCAGTTCCGAGCGGATCAAGATCTGGTCTAGGCAAGAACGGCTGTTGAAAACCTCTCTGCCTGTAGCCAGCTCCCGCAGGCATCGAACTTGGCCATTGCATGTTTAGCGTCTGAGCCGTTGTCGACATCAACGCATCATATGCCTGCTTAGCCGATACCTTGGTTTGATCCATCACTATTTTACCATACCCTGGGGCGATCTTCAATGCTAAATTTAATATGATCGCTTCATTGGCCCAATTCGGTACGTCGGTGATTTGGTCCAGATTACTATTCTCCGGTGTGGACACCAATGGATACCCTACCATGATGCCCTTAGTAGCCCATAACGCCATCATCGCGTCTAATCTTTGTAGGGCACTATTAAGTTGTTCAGCCGTCAAGTCGTACAAATATGCAGCCAATCCGAGTTCTTCGAAAGCTTGCTCAACATATTGACGTTTGGACCAACTCATTTTTTAGACTTAGGCTTCTGCGTTTCTTCAGACACCAGCCGTTCCGTCAAAGCCTTGGCTTCAGCCGGTGTTTTGCTCCAACCTTCGGACAACGCCGTATTGAAATCTTGCTCTTGTTCCGAGTCAATGATGACGTAGTCATACTTATCCCTGTCAACCAGATGTTGCCCGGGATATTTAAAAAGCATCGTGGGGTTGCTCATTTCTTTTTACCCCTTTTGGCTGCGCTCAAGGCGATCGCGATGGCCTGTTTCTGAGGCTTCCCTCGGTGCATCTCCATAGAGATGTTTTTACTGATAACGTTCTGAGCAACCTTCTTGCTGGCACCTTTGGGCATTTTCTTGAGCGGCATATTCAGTTTGATGTTAAACACTGAGAATGGGGGAGGCCGATTATCGACCTCCCCCGATTCAGGACCCTTTCGGGTTAGATCTGGCTGAACAGGATCAGACCAGTCATTTCAGGCTGTTTGTTAACAACCCCGTAGAAGCAATCCAGACGATAACGGGTTTTGAGGGTGTTGATGTCGTATTGCTTGGACATCACCAACTCAATCCCTTGATCGGTGGACGCACGCATGATGGCTGCACCAGCGTCGCTCGGCATCGCGAAACGGCCAGGGAGGAGCTCCATGGCGTCTTTCTGCCAGAACGGATTGGCGTAGGCATCCGCAGTGTTCAGGAACGTGATAGCTGCGCCGTTAGCTGGCGTTGCCGTAACGTTCTGGTATTGCAATTCAGCGTCAGTTCCGCCGCCACCGGAGATGATCGGAGGGCTGATCTGAACAACACCGCTTCCACCGCCGCCGGAAACGATCGCAGTGATGCGAAACGTCTTGAGCTGGCCGGTGCTTTGTTTGGTGATGTGATGAACTGCGTTGACGTTCAAAATCGTGAAGCAATCGCCGACTTTAACGGTACCGGAGCCGACGGAAATCGTCAGATTCTGGTACCGGTTATCAACGTTGAGACGCTCTGCAGTCGTAGGACTGGTCGAGATCGATTTTGGCGTGTAGTACTGGTTGGCCCCGTTGATCGTTACGGATGCACCGGCAGCAGCAGTCAGACGGTTTGCATAATCCAGCTTGTACGTGTCGAAGCTGGCTACCTGACCGACGTAAGCACGCTCGTAGGCGGTGACTGGCTTCCCAGTCATCGTCTGGCGGCTAGCCAGGTTGCTGGCCATGCCGTTGTAATCGCGGGTGCTAAGAGCCAAGCAACGATCGAAGGAGTTAACCCCCTGTTCGTTCATGATGGCTTCAGCGAGAGCAACGTCGTCGAATCCGGAAGCGGAGTTGGTGCGCTTCACGACGAGCGTGCCCGAGTTAGCCGCAACCTGCATGACGGCGACGTTGATGTCGGACGCTAGCTTCTGACGAGCCGCATCACCCAGACGTTGCTCCTGGAGTGCATCGCGGAGTTCAGTAGCGGTCATGATCCAAGGCACCGAACGCTGGAACCCGATCGTAGCGGGCACCGCGAGCTGCGTGTAATCCTTGAAGTTGCTCGTCATGTCCGTCCCAGAAAAAGACTGGGCGATGTAAGGCTGTGGCCTCCAGATGACGTTGTTGGTGCGTTCCATCATCGTCTGATCCGTGTTATAGATCGAAACGTTGCGGGACAGAATGAGTGAATCGTTGAAACCTTCGAGCAACTGCTCAAAAGCTACGCGTTCTTCCTTATTGAATGAATTTGGCATAAGATACTAATTGGATTGTTTGAGCTGACGTTTGTAAGCCACGACTTTAGTGAAATCCCCCGTGCGGGCGGCTTCGTCCCGCAACTTCTCCAACATGTCGTCGGAGCTGGATGCACTGGCATTTCCCACCACCTTTTTATCGGGAGGTGGCGGCGTTGTTTTACGGCTTGTGATTTTCAACTGTGTCTCCAATTTGCCCATTGCGAATGCGAACTGTACCGGATCTTTTAGCTCGGAAAGTTCTTTGGCTTTTTTGGGATTCTTTCCCAAGGCGTAAATAAGTATTGCCGGATTATCGGCCCCCTGCAGAATGATTCCTTGTTGCGTTAGATCAAAAGATTCTTGGACTGAAGCTTCCGCGTCATCGTAGTCGGACACCCTCAGATCGGCCTTCGCCTTACCATAGGTATCTAACTTCTGTTGCCAAGCTTGCTGTTGAGCCAGTTGGGCTTCAGCTCGCTTGTTGTTGGCTTCCTCGACCTCACGCTTCTGGTCATACCATTTCGCGAGTTCGACCTCGAATTTTTCAGCATCATAATCGAGATCTTCAAGAGTGGGCTTTTTGCCCAGAATGGTAGGATTGGGCTCTACCGTTTCTTTGCTTCTAAGCTTTTCCTCAAGTTCCCGCTTTTCACGCTGAAGTTCCCTGTAGTTCTTCCGCAACGATCGGACCCACTCTGGGGCCGTGTTATCCTCCGGGGTAGGCGACTCCCCTTCGATGGAAACGATTACCTCTTCAGAATTGCTATCGTCCACGGGTTCCTTAACTGCAGGCTCCGAATTATCTTGAGCTTGAGTAGGTTCCTGTGGAACGACATCCTCCTGAATGTCTCCGCTTACATCATCTGCCTGTTCAATGGATACTGGCATACTCCACTGCAAAATACCTTAAGGCTTGTTGTTTGTCAATTTCGGAGGTTGAAGAACCTTGTGAACGGCCACCATGCGGTTAGTCGGAATCTCCGAAAGCGTTTTCTGAGTCTGTGCCACATTTTGCTGGGCCTTCGATTGACTTTCCTGTGCCTTCGCCATGGTCAGAACCGTATCCGCCCTCGCTTTCGTAGCATTTGCAGTAGCTTCATCCGCCGCTGCCTGCAAGTAAATCGACTGTGGGTCTAGCTGCTGTTCGTCCGCCGCCATTGCCGCCGCTTCCTCCGGGGTCGGCTTGAGCACACCCATTTTAAGAAGCTTTTTGCGGAAGTATTCCCGGACATCCCCCACATTCTCACCCTCCATGTTCATCATTGCCATGGACGTAAGGACCGCCAGCGTTTCCGGATCTTGCGTTGCCGTCATCATGATGCCCACGTTTCGGATCGTCGCGGACCGTACCGACGCGCTGCTCGGCCCCACGTCCACCGTCACGTCAAACTTAGCCTCCGAAAGGTCATTTTCGTACTCAAGCTCGCCCGTCTCCTTGTCCACCATGGGTTTTAGTAGCTCCACGTTCCCGGACGTGCCATTGCCGTTTATGACCTTCATCTTGCGGCCCTCTTCAACAAATATGTCTCGAGCCATCCCTAGCCAGATCTCGCCCGACCGTTTGATCGCCTTAGCCATGTTTGACAAGTAGATCATCGTCTGCATGTCCACCCTCGTCTGAACCGCCTCCACCGCCCTTCCAGACACATGGGAAAGTACTTTCTCACCCTCCTGCGTATTGCCCAGGATCTCCTTCATATCCACTTCTGTTAATTGAAGAAGTGCGGCCATTGCCTGCGGCAGACTCGGAGATTTCGTGTATCCCACCGGGCCCGATGGAGCTTGTTGCCCGTTGGCATCGGTAACCGGGTTTACTAGTAAATATGGATAATTCTTAACATTGTCCTCAGCCCACATCAGCGAGTGTCCAGCCACTTGTTCGGGTGTCATGATCGGCTTTTCAACCGATGAAAGCGCACTGATCTCTCCAAGCTTGGAGATCTGCATGTTTTTGAGCCGCTGCGAATCTTTCGCAAGCCTTACATGGCCCATGCACCGCTCCACATTGTCGACGTACCACCGCTTACCGTACATGGGTACGATCGGAATGTTGCTGCCAGCGATGTAACCCTGATCTTCCAAGATCTTGGCCCCCGACATCACATATTTCCGCACCCGCTTGCGCTTAATCTTCTTTTGTCTGACCTCCTTATATCCCGTCGCCAGAAGTGTTTCCTGCTTGTCCTCAAGTTCAGACTCAAGCACCCGCTCTTCTTCTCCATCCAATCCCTCGAACACGTGCACCGTTTCCGATTTTTCCTCCATCCGGTAATACTCGGCAACGTACACGATTGACGGCGTGATCCAATCAAATTCAGTCTGTTGAATCGTTTTCGGCCATGTTGCCGGGTCTTCTCCGTATTGCTCCCTGTACGCGTCATACGTCATGGACGTTAACACCCAGCATCTCCGGGCGTCCGATTTATCCTGGCGCTTAGCCATCAGATCAAAATATACGTTCGTATCCCCGTCAAAAATCGGCTCAATCCTTATCCGCTGCTCGTCTCCGCCCTCCTCCGAATCGTCCTCGTATTCGGCCCGCAGCCTCCATGCCCCGAATCCACCCATCACGGCTTCTTCAAACGCGTTATCATACGCTTCTTCCGCCGCTGAATCCTGTTCATCAGCCCTATACAGCCCGTTGCAAGTGTCGGCCAGCTTGTCATACTCGCCGTTTTCTTTGCTCACGAAGTCAACCGTAATCCGGTTGTTACGGTACTCGGTGATTATCCGCATCACCGACAGCATGATCTTGTTGACTTCGAACTTGGGTTTGTTCTCAAACTGATCGCCCAGCGGTCCCTCCCACTGTGCCCCCGTAATCGAGCAGAATCGTCTGTCTGCAAGACATTGCAACCTTTCAATCCGAATGGCAGATTGAACTTCGTTAAACTCGCGGATGGCCTCCGCATGGATTTCTTTAAGAGTCATTAATTGCTTCCTCCAAAATAGTTGATGATCGGAATGACGTTACTGGGCGATGATTTAAATTTTCCACCCTCTGTCAATGCCCTCTTAACCCCGCTAACCACGAGATACCGGGTCGCATCCATCAAGTGATCGTTGTCTTTGACCACCCTCCCCTGATCATCACGCCTGTATAACCTAAACTCAGAGAGCCAATTCTTCATGCCCCGGAATATCTTCAACCGCCCGGACGACAGTCTCTGCCACACATCGTAAATTCCAGTCTCTACGGAGTTTATGGCCGGTACTATGTCCAGGCCAAATGCCCTATACCTTTGCAAAAGTTGTTGCCCATCCACCTGAGACCTGCCCCGAGATGCCGGGTCAACTACTCCGGGTATCCAGACACCCCTCGCTTTGAGCCCTTCGGCATGTATCGCGGGCTCGGCCTGCCCCATGTAATGCTCCGAATACAAATAAAGTGTATCCGACTCCCGGTCTAGCGCTCCCCAGACCGCCGCCGTCCTATTCCACCCGACATCCATCCCATATGCCCTGGGCCAGTGTACCGGCAAATCGAATTCCGGAATTACCACCTCACTTTCCGGTACCGGATAAATCGCTCCGGACCCCAGCTGCGGAATACCCTTGGACCTTGCATCCCTCTGAAACGGCGGAATCGAATTCCAAAGCTCTTCCTTCGTCACCGGATCCAGATGCGGCACATCGTCCCATGTCGCCGTACAGACGTATTTGTTGCCTTCTTCCCGCTGCTGCACCTCTCCGTTCGGGAAAAACGCCATCACCGTCTCACTCATCCCCATCATCGGAGTGAACGTAAGTATCACCAGACCATTCGTAGTCATCGTTCTGAGCACGCACTCGGTGTACACGTCCAACGGTGGCTCTTCATCTAGCCAAATTATGTCCTGTTCCGTTCCCTGAAACGATTCCCGCTTCTGGTCATATGACTTAAATATCACTCTCGACTCTCCCCCGGACACATGCTTCACCATCGCAATTTCCACAGCCTCAGCCACCCCAGGCTTCGATACTACTTTCACTATGTCATCCTTCGGTATCAGCCCCGTTCCCGGTGCCGTCATAGGCCCCAAAAGCTTGTACTGCAAAATGTCCCGAACCGTTTTGCTCGTGTCCCCGGCCACCCACACCGACACCGGTTTCGAAAACCGCCTACCCTTCCACCAATCCGGATACTTCCCAGTCATATGAACCGCCACCTCATACCCGCCCACACCCTCCGTCTTCCCGACCCGGTTCGCCGCCAACATCAAACGTTCCCTGAACTTCGAACCAGCCTCGAAAAATCCCACATGCTTGGGATAGAACTCCCTTCTGAGCGGACCCTCCTCAGGATAATAGGAAAACAACTTCCTTTCATTGGCCCTCCTGAGCCTCTCCTCCAATATTAGAGCCAGTTGGACCTGCAGATCACCCATCTATAAGCCCCTTGATCTTTGCTTCCGCCATCTTCGCCTTCAGCACCGCATCAAGTTGCTCATCCGAAAGTGTCGCCAATTCCACCGGAGCCCCATTCGGCCCACTCAACTCCGTAGCAGTCTTATTCCGATACACATCAGAACGCCTTCCCTGTAACATCAACGCCAGTAAAGTGTCTGAATACACCGTTTTAGACCCCACTACAACCCCATTGGCATACACGTCCTGCTGCACCCCGTCAACCGCCCGGCGAAACCCCTCCTCCTCCAGCCTGTCCGTAGTCTCCTCGTATACATCCCTGTACGCCTTTGCAAAATCAGGCACCCTCAACTTCAACGCCTCAACCATCGTCCGATTTAACCCGGACACCTTGCACGACCTCCTCACCGAACAACTCGTAGCCCGCAACGACCTCAGAAAATCATTCATCTTCTGGACCAACGCCAGACGAAACTCATTCTCCAGACGTACCATCGTCTCATGCTTGAACGCAGCCCTCGGACCATACGGATTGCTCCTATACGATGGGATCGCCTGCAAATGTAATTTAGCTTGCTCTTCCTCGTCCGGAACAAATCCCCCCAACGCCCATATGGTAAGGTCCCCTTCGTCGTCGAATGCCTCCTGAGCGTAACAATGGTCCCACTGCTTTTTCAACAAATGTTCCACATATATATTCTAGCACAATTCCCGAAAAAAGTCAAGCACCGTACCCGTATCCGTATACGGCCCTGGTACCCCGGCGGGGGTGTGCCGGGGTACGGTATACAGCAGACGGAGGACGGTATACAGCAGACGGAGGACGGTATACGGCGGACCGCGTACGGTATACAGCAGACGGAGGACGGGGGACAGTATACGGCAGACCGCCACCCGGGGCCGCCACCCGGGGCCGCCGGGCTGTTCGCTCGCTGTACGCTCACCCGGGGCCGAACGAACAGCCGAACACCCAAAAAAGGCCCCAAAACCACCCACCGGGGCCGCCGCCGTACGCCGAGAGGCAACCGGGCGAACACCGGGCGAACAAGCACCACCACCCGAAAGCCCGCCCGGGAGGCCGCCGAGGCCGCACCCGGGGCCCGGGCTGTTCGCCCGTTCGCCCGTTCGGCGGCCCGGAATGGGCTCACCAGGTCAAAACCTCGTACGCGAGACGAACAAGCGAACAAGCGAACAGAGCCCCCCAGCAGCCGCACCGGGCGGCGGCCCAAAAACAACCCCCACGAAAGCAAGACCCGACCCGGGGCCGGGCGGCGGGCGAAAGCAAGACCCGACCCGGGGCCGGGCGGCTCACACCGGGTGCGGCCCCGGGTCGCCGGGCCGCACCAGATCACACCGGGTCGCCGGGCCGCACCCGGCAAAGGCTGCCGATCGGCAAAGGCTGCCATATGCACCCGGCAAAGGCTGCCGCATCGGGGCCGCCGGGCCGCCGCCGGGCCCCGGGATCAAGCCCGCTCGGCGTGTGGCACGGGACTTGCTATAATAAGAGGCCGGGGCCGCCGTCGCAGCCCTCGCCGCCCGGGGCCACCGGGAGATAGACCAAAGAGAAAAAGCCATGAACGACCAGACCACGACCATCACCGCCCGCAGCCTGAAGACCGCCCGCACCCACGCCGCCCGGGCCGAGGAGTTCCGTCGCATCGCCCACGAGCACAGCGGGGCCCTCGATCGATTCGCTCAGTTCCACGCCACCAGCCGGGTGGTGCAGCACTACGCGAAGCGGGCCGACCACCACGCCGCGATGGCTAATTACGCGATGGACGCAGCCCTGACAGCGCTCGACGCCGCGAAGGCCGCCACCGACGCCAAGGAGCTCAAAGCCGCGAATCGGGCCGCCGCCCGGGCCTCGCGCCGAGCCAAGGACCGAGCGATCGCGGCCTACCAGCTCCTGATGACCGCACCGGACGCGTTGGTCGAGGAGATCGCCGCCGCCGGGCACTAGGACGCCGCCACCCGGCCCCGGGGCCGCACCCGGGGCCGCAGGCGGCGGCCATGAAGGCCGCCCGAACCAAACAACCAAAGAAAAAACCATGAACGACCAGACCACCACCGCAACCACCGCCGATGATCGCTACGCCTTCGCTCAGACGGACGCCGCCATCGCCGAGGCCCGGGCCGCACTCCGGGCCGCCCGGGACCTGTACTACGCCGCCGACGACCACTACGCCGCCGCCCGAGACCACTATGAGGACACGGGCCGGGACGATGACCACCGGGACCTCGTGACCGCCGGGTCAGAGCTCCGCCGAGCCGAGCTGGCAATGCATCTGTGCGAGACCATGCTGGAGGAGGCCAAATGCGACGCCGCCCGCGTTCGGGCTTCGTCCATGATGCAACAAGCGCTGAATATGGACGCCGTCGCCGAGCACGACGATCAGGTCAAACAGGCGAATCGGGCTCTGGTCCTCGCACTCGCCCAATACACCCGGGCCACCGAGGCTTGCGAGGTCGCCGCCCGCCGGGTCTCCGCCGCCTGGGCGGCACTCGCGGCCCACGACCTTGGCACCGGGGCCGCTTAATCCCCGGGTGTCACCACGCAGCCACCCGGATCACCCGGGTGGCTGAAGGTGGCATCCAGCCACGCAAACCAACAACTAAACACCATAAAGAAATGACGACCACCACCCAATCCACGACCACCACCATCCACCCATTCTGTCATGTGCTGGCACCCGAAGAGACCTTCGTGCAGCTCGAGGCAGCAGTAGAACGCTGCTACGAGCGGGTCATGGACTCCCTCGATGCCGCTCTCATGGCCGACAAGCTCGATCAATCCCAATACGACCAGATGTCGCAGCAGCTCAAGGAGTGGGCATCTGAGCGCGAGGCCGCTATTGAGATCCTCCTCGGGACCATGAGCCACCTCGAAGGTACCTCCGAGCTCCACGACGAGGCCTCCGCTTAAACCACCTAACATCACCACCCATCATGAATCACCTTACAATATTCCTCTCCTCCACCGCCTTAGCCTATTACGACGTTTTCCGGATCGCGTCGGTGCCGGGTGAACGCGAGGCTTGCATCTGGGGGCTGCTGCTGTTAGCCTCCTTGAGCGTCGCAGCATTTGCTATCCGACCATTCCTCCCCCGGGCTTGATCGCCCAATACCACAACCACAACAACCAAAGACCATAGAGAAATGACAAAGAACGAAGAAATCCAGATCCTCACCCGGGCCGCAGCCGAGCTCGGGCCCGACTCCTACCTCGGACCATGGCTGACCAGTATACTCGGAGAGCTTGAGCGCGACATTCGCTCGGATATCCTGCCGACCATCATGCTAGCAGAGGCCCGGGCCCGCTGTTTCGCGATCATAGGCGATGCTGGGCTCAAGGCAGTTGACATCGAGATCGCCGCCACCCGGGAGGCCGACAATATTCGGGCCGCCGCCAATAAAGACGCCGCCGAGGCCCGCACCCGGGCCGCCGTAGCCCTCCGGGCCGCTCTCAAGACGATCACCGAATAGTGCCACACCGAACCCATAGAAAGACCATAAAGAAATGACGACAAACACGCAAATCGAGCAGCTTACAGTTGTGCTCGTGGAGTACAAAGGCCCGACGAATACGCTCGGGTCCCGGATCCAGCTCAGCACCCGGGATTGGGCGAAAAGGAAAACGGTCCGTAAAACCATTCCCTACGACTACGAGCACTCGGTCTCGGTCCTCGGGGCTGTGGCCTGGTTCGAACGCCACGAGCTGCCGCCTTCAGCCGAGGCAGCTCTCTCGGGCGAACAAGCGCTGCTCTTGTTTCCCTTCTGCTACCACGCCCGGGTGCTTGAGCTCTTGACGGCCCGCAGCTAAGATGTCACCACGCAGCCGCTCGGGTGATCCGGGCGGCTGAAGGTGGCATCCAGCCACGTCAACCAAACAACCAAATACCATATGATAAACAACCATACCATTAAGCTCATGAAGCAAATCAGCTCATGGGAGGAGGCCCTAGTTCAGACCCGGGCGGAGGCAGGCCTCCCGCCACAGGAGGAAAGCGTGCGAGAGGCAGTCTGCTCGTACCTCATGCAATCGCTGCGAGCCATGCCCGACTCATTCATCAACGACGTCGTGAATGAACCCGACCTCACCCGGGCCCTTGAAACCATCTTCAACCAAGAATAGCGCCACATATGAACACACGCAACGAATGGGAAGCCGAATTGGTTAAGCAAATCACGAACCACCCGGATTTCAGGCGGGCACAATCTGGCTTCGTATCAGTATACCGCACACGGCGGTGCTACGGAGGCCCGGAGGAAGGCGGCTGGTGGTATGATCGGACCATGCTCATGGGTTCGGTCGGATTTCCGAGCATGGAGGCCGCCGAACAATACTTCAGGGTGACCAGTCTGCTAGTCTCCGAAATGAATGAACAAGAACACCCGGAGAGACTCCGGGCGATGGCTTCTCTCCCTGACGAGGACACCTGCTGGACCTCGGACTCCGGTGAGGGATTCATTCCCACCGGGTGGGACGACGGTGGGTATCTCTGGGTGACCACCGAGGATTTTGCCGGGTCTGTCGACAATTCGAACGACCCGGTGCCGCACTACTGCTAACAATCAACCACACCATTATCATGAAATCAGATCAAATCAAAGTAAAGCGCAACAATGACTCGGTATTCGAGGATGGCTTCACCACCGCCTTGCTGGTGGCCAGATCGGGCGGGTGGGTGACCATCCAGACCAAAGACGGCGGGCAGTACAAGTACCGCTCCGGGCAGGTGGTCGAGGTGCCGTTCAGCACTCCCGACGAGGTGCCCGATGTGGCCAGCGTTCCGCCGAGCATTAGAAAGCTGCTGCCGAAGCTGCTGCCGAAGCCAGCACCCGAACCCGAACCATCTCAGCCAAAGACCCATATCAAGATCGGCAAGATGTCGGTACCAAAGGATCGGTACGTGGTCACGAAAGACGTGAAAACGTCGTCGGGCCGGGTCTGCGTCGACAATGGCGACCTCATCGCCGAGCGATTTCGAGGCCTGAACCTCATGGAGGTTTACAAGCAGGTCAGCGTCGCGCTCGGAATACCCATCCTTGACCTTGAGGCCCGCTATAAACATCTGAATCCCGGGATGCAGCGTATGAACCTCGGAAACATCTATAGAAAGAACCATTGGAAATGATCACCTTCTGTACTATGGCGCTGCTGGCGATCATCGCCTTCATGCTCGAATCCAAGGACCGGGCGATGTTCTTCCTCTGGGTGTTCATCATCATGATCCTGCTCGGGTTTAAGCATTCGCATAACATCACGTTCTGGTGAACGAGGCTGGCCTGTGGAAATATTTGTCGCGTACGATGGGGAACCTATGGGAAGCCCAGCGTCATGAGGACAAATATTCCACAGGCATTCCGGACGTGTCTTATGCTACCGATCATCACGGGTGGATCGAATTAAAATCGGTCGACGTGCGTGATGAATCAAAGGTGGTGAAAATCCCACACTTCACAGCCGTGCAGCGAGCTTGGGCAAAGCGGTTTGGCTCGCTCGCTGGCCACACCTGGCTATTCGTACGGATCAACCGACACTACCTCCTGTTAGGGTGGTGGTCGGTTGACCGTATCGGCAAGTTAAACGTCTCTGGTCTTAGGGACGAGGCGGTCGGGAAATGGATTGGCAAGATTCACCCCAAGGAATTTTCCCTGCTGCTGTCGATTCGAGAGAACCTGGGCCGCCGTGCGGACCGATAAGTTGTCGGTCCTTGCAGAGCCCTTTCATCAGCACCAGATACAGGATCGCGTCGTCGATCCTGCCCTCGATCGGCTCTGACAGCTTGATCGGCTCGCCGTTTCCGAGGCTCTTCACATATGACTTGATCGAGTCAACGTGCTTGTTCAGGTAGACCATGAGGATCTGTTCGGGTTCTGTCCCGAGCTCCTCCCCCTGCCTCTTAAAATTGGCGAGTTGATCCGCACTCCGGGCATATTCCTTGCCCTTGGATTCGGTCAGCTTCATCATGATATCGTGTTGATCGTCGATCAGTTTGATAAATTCGTCGGTTGTCATAGTATTAGTAGTTGATCCATGGCGGGCACAATTCCTTGAATACGCCCCATGCTGCCTCGACGTTTTCATGTTTATATTTCTCGTCCCACACCGTGCTCTCGTGTAGTTCGGCCAACTGTTTTGCCAACAGCAGCTTGACTTGCTCGGCGTGTTTCCCTATCCCCTCCTCTTCAAGGAAATGGACGGCTTCCATCAGATCGGCCATTTTAAGCAGCAAGATCAACAGCGGATCGGATTGCATGACGCTTCTGGAGAATGTAATGTATTCCTTGTATGCATCGAGCTCCGCCAGATCTAGAGCATCCGTCTCGTTCTCAATGATCTTCTTGGTGGGTGTCGGAATGTCGCCGATTTTGACCTCAGCGATGTCGTGATGAAGGGCAAGAGTCTCAAGCTTTTCTCTGCGGCTATGTT